TAACCCTACAGACAGTAGGGTTATTAAAACCCTTATGCTACCACGTTTATAAACCTATTCAACAGGATCCTGCTAGTTCTTTTGGTATTCATATAGTTACCAAATGACTTTGCAATAGAGCGAGCAGTTGAGTCATTATTGACTTCTAGTGAGGTTTCTACAATTTTTGTAGAAGAACATGGTATCATATACAACTCATCACGACCAGAGTTATTCACGAGAGCAAATCCATTATCTCTAAATTGTTTTTTCCAGGAATCGATTAATGACCCAAAATTAGATTGGAAATCTGGTAAATTTGCATTTATCGCCCAGCCTAATGAACGTCTATCATTTTCAACAATATGAAATCCTATCGTCTTAATTTGATAACGATCTTTAATCATATTAAGTAAAGTCAATGTCTGCCTTGCATTATCTCCACTTATGGGATAAGTCTTTTGTGTAACATCATCCTTGATAAAATTCTGCTTTGAGCAGTATTTGCGTTTGTCTTCATCCCAATAATGTCCAGTTAAACCAGACTCAGCTCCAGGAAATGCACACATTGGAGTACCTTCGCCATCAGTAAGAGTGATCAGAGTTGTTTTCTCAATGCTGTGTTTCTTGATATAGTCTCCGATGTTATTGTATACCCATACCAATGCTTCATTAAGTGGTGTTGAATTTAAGGAAAACCCTTCTTGAGCAACAAGAGTTCCAGTTAACAGTCTGCGTGACATATCATTGAATTCAGATGTCGTCATTTCACTGTTAAAGAATTCTAACAAACTAAAATTAGTATTAGAATCGATAATGTTTTGTTTAGATTCTTTTACCTATCTCGATTCTTTTCCTCAAAGTAAGAAGAAGAAAATGCGAGAACACGATATGGAATATTGATTCTTTTGCAGAAAGTTGCTAATGAAACCACTTGTTCAAGAGTGTCATGCATGACTTTTTGCATCGAAGCTGACCAGTCTAAAAGCATAATCATGCCATGGTTTTTACCCTGTGGTAGAATAGTTACCTGCTTGAACAAGTCTTCACGCAGCTTATATGCATATAGTTTATTCAAGTTTAGAGAGCCAGTCTTTGCTACACGAGCACGTTTATAAAGTTGAGCTGATTTTTTCATCTCAAATTCTTTGATTAGATAATTAACCGTGCGTGTAGTTTCTTCTACAAACTTATTGTATTTCTGAACTTTCTGTGCCCGATGTTTTCTGAAGTAAGTGGCATCGAAAGACCCATACCGATTCTCATCCTGAATATACTTTTCAGTATACTGTGTGTCTGTCAAAGTCTGACTTAGAATTGTTTTATAGTCAATGACAACATCACGTGTATAAAAAGTATCCAGTTTCCATTGAATGTATTTTGTATCATGATCTGCAAGATTCTTCAATTTTTGCTGCATGGCAGAATCTGTAATTGAATCAAGATCTGAGTCTTCATTCTCATCACCTTTTTCTGATCTTCTGTCTCGCGTCTTTTTAATTTCGCTATCATCAGATTCATCTGAAAGCAATTTGTAATCGCCATCGTCTTCAGAGTCGATAAACTGATAGTCATCATCGTCATCTTCACCATCATCTTCATCAAGATAAAGATCATCCAAAGATTTTGAATCTAGATCTTTCTTATGTTTCTTCAGTGAGAACTCATATATTTCTTTAGCCAATTGAATTACATCGTCAATTGTTTCAGTCTTTTCTGCACGATCAACGAATACTTTTTCCTCTGCGTCAAATTTTACGCCACTAGAAAATCCTACCTTAAAGTAGAGATTAATTTTGTCGATCAAAAGTAAGTCATCCAATGATTGGATCTGTTTGATCCCAAAGAAGTCTCTTTCTATAAGCTGAGAGTATCCTTCGTTCATGCGCTTGCGCAGACCAGGATACTTACGTTTAATAAGTTTCTCAATACGAACATCCTCTAGCACATTCATATATGAACGCAGTCTGGGGGATTGTTTGATGGGTTCCATGTATTCAATGCCCGTATACAGAGCATGACCTACCTCATGGGCGATAAGCATATCTTCGATCTCAGGTGTCATGTCTTTCCATAAAGGAATAGTCAATACACGAGAAACAATGTCAAAGCATGCTGTTTGAGCAGTTGCCCGAACAATTGAAAGATTCTCAGTTGCTAGCAGACGAGCAGAAATATCAGATGATTTAATATCCATAATTAGTATCCAATATCAAAAATTACATGCTCATAGTAAGAGAGCATATCTTCGATCTGCTCACGATTTGCCAACAGTTTATCATTGGCAAATTTAACTTCTTCTTTAAGACCATACAATACTGCCAGTTCTGCAAGTTCAACGTCGCAAAAGTCATCCCACATAATTAACCTCCATAATATAAGAGTAATTATGGACTAAAATTGAATTAAAGACAACACCTAAAGACCCTTCTATCATAAGGGTCTTAGGATTCCCCTACAGATTGTAGGGTTATTATTTGAAGTTTGGACCGTGCACCCAACCAACCAAGGAATATCTGGTACCAGAAGTCATTGGCGTTACCTCATGCAAGATCATAGAAGAAAACAAATTTAATGTTCCTAACTTTTTGTTTACAATTATTGGTTGATTCTCAAAGTGTAGATGTAGTTCACCACCCTCATATGTTTCTTCGTCAGATAACTGAACACTAAAAGACAGTTTTCTACATCCATATCCACGATACATGTTATCTACATGTTTACCGTAGAAATCTTTTTCTTTATCGTAAATTGTAAACTGCAATGTTTCAAGAAAAGTTAGATCGTATCTAAAATATTTATAATTTAGTTGATTAACTGCATCAGTGCATTTTCTATAAATCCAAGAATATTTTTCATCCTTCTCATCCAACCAGGAAACACTCCCCTGTCTTATAGAGTTCTTTGCTTCCTTATCTTCACCAACATATGCAGTGACAACCTTATCTTCCAATCCCATTTTGATAATTTGAGAACACTCATCTGGTGTAAATAAATCAGTCCAAGCCCATCGCTCATGTACATTGTTGTGTAGAAACCAAGCCATAATATCTCCTATGTAGCAATCACTGAAAAGTCATTACGTTTCTCAAACTTAATGACCGATCTAAACTTATCAAACAACTGATCACCTTTATGACTGATAACAAAGATGTTAGTGTTTTCTCCAAAACTATTCATCAATGTAAGAAAGTAGTCAGTGCCTGCAGTATCCAAAGATGAATCAAAGATCTCGTCCAGAATCAAAAGATTAGTATTGACAGAGTTCTTCATCTTGGCAATCTGGCGCCAAGTGAAAAGAATAGAAAGATCTATACGCATCTTTTCGCCTTCAGAGAAACTAGCATAGGTAAACTCATCTCTGAATCTAGACTTGACTACCTCATTAAATGCCTCATCTAACTCAAAGTGAATATAAGCATCCATGGCAGTCAGATATTTGTTAATGAGTTTGTTCATAACAGGCAGATACTCGCGAATGATAGCAGTCTTGATGCCAGTATCCTTCAATAGTATATTTGCAACTTCTTCTAAATTTCTTTGCTCTTGCAATTTAGTTTTCTGTTGGATCTTTTCAAGTGCTTCACTGGCGAGTACCTTTAACTTGTTTTTCTCTTCATCTATATTAGTTGTGTCTTGTCTTTGAGAAGATAGTTCTTCCCTCATTTCACTAATCTGTCTAGACAACAAACTAACTGTTGAGTTCTTAGTAGAAAGAAGTATATTCTTATCTGTTATCTGATCATTGATTTTATTAATTTCTTCTAGCCGTTTGGTAAGATTTCCCAAAGCGAGTTCGAGTTCACTAATCTTTCTGTTGTTGTCTTGCATCTTGCTATGAAGATCATGAATAATCTTTTGCTTGTAGTCTTCGGATATGTCTTGCGAACAAGAAGGGCAAACCTCATGTTCTGTGAAGAACTCCGCATTATGCTCGCAGGTTTCTACCTTTTCATTTAGTTTTGTCTTTAGTTGTTTGGCTTTTTCGATATCCTCATATAGAGCATCTTTACCTTCGATGCTAACTTTAAGATTATTAATGTCTTGAATGATAGTACCGATCTCAATTTCTTCCACAGAGATCTGTGCAGTATTATTGTCAATCTTGTTTTGAATTGCTTTGATACTTTCTGCTTTGGCGTTGCTGATTGTTTGAATGAGGACTTGTTGTGATTCAACTTTATCCCGCGCACTGCTAATCTCGTTTTCAATCCTAGCAATTTCATCTTTAGTTTCCTGCGCTCGTTCTTTGAGCAATTGATTCATTGTCGAAAAGATTCGAATATCAAGAATATCCTCGATAACTTCTCGTCGCATTGCTGGCGATAATTGCATAAATGGAACGAAAGAAGCAGATCCTAAAATGACTACTTGTGTGAATGTCTTGTAATTTAATTTTAGGATCTGCTGCTCAAGGATCTTTTGATAGTCTCTTGCTGCAGCATCTTGATTGATCATCTCGTCATTCTGATAGATCTCAAAGATATTTGGTTTGATTCCTCTAACTACACGATACTCTTTTTTACCAACACTAAACTCAATCTCAACCAAACAATTCTTGCTATTGATAGAGTTAACAAGTTGTCCCTTATTGATGTTGCGGAATGGTTTGCCGAATAAAGCGAAACACAATGCGTCTAGGATAGTACTCTTTCCCTCACCATTCTTACCAATGATCAATGTAGTAGTTGATCTATTAAGCAATACTTTGTTTAATGCATTACCTGTTGATAAAAAGTTTTTCCAAGATATGGATTTGAATGTAATCATTAAACCTCCACATTAACTGCTTCAGTGTAAAGAGTTCTCATAAATGTTTTTACCTGTTCTTTGTCAACATCGGTTTCAACTGAATCGATATAATTA